TGAACAGTCTTTACATCAATTCCCATCTTTTTTGCAATCCATTTAGCATCCTTGCCGTCTTTGATATAAGCATGAAGTTGACTCATACGACCCTCATCAAGTTCAACGTCTTCTTTAAAGCTTTCCTTCAATGCTTTAAGCATATCTTTATAGGATTTAGCAATCTTAGCTTGAAATTTTTGTTTATCTATTGGTTTTTGTAACGAAACATATTTACTCAAAATTTCTCTAGCAATTTTACGGTCAACCTTTTCTTTTTTGCCACTTGAAAATTCAACATATGCACTACCTTTTGTTTTACTATAGTCACCCTTTTCTTTCTTTTTAGATGGAGTTAATTTTAGTTCACCACCCCCTTTTAAAGCTAACACTTGCATTAATTGATATATTATATTTTTAGATGCAGCTTTTTTATCATCTGCTGTAGCAGCAATATCGGTTTCTAATTCTTTTTTATCTCTTTTACCCAAAACTGGGTCACTACGCATTGCTTTCAATGCATCAGAACGAGAACTTTCATCAACTTTTTCAGCCAATTCCCATCCCTTGTTAAGATATTCTTTAGCATCCTTTTTATTAATAACAATAACCTTACCACCCTTAACAACCATTACCTCTTTTTTAGGGTCTTTTAGTTGCCGAGCTTCCTTTTTAACCTCTTCACCAACAAGTTTAGGCATAGATTTTAACTTCATATCTTTTAACAAATCTCTAACAGTCTCTAATACTCGTTGAGCAACATAAAGTGTGCCTCCACTAAAATACCCACCAAGTTTTTCTTTCTTCAGGGCAATTAGAATATCTTTTTCAGTTTTACCTTCATCAAGTTCAACTTCTTCTTTACGAATAGATGAAAACTTATATCCCTTTTCTATTTTAGGGCCTTCCCCTTTGCCTGCTTCTGCCTTTTTAATAGCATCATCTTCATCTTTCGCCTGAACTCGATTTGTTAGAAAACTTCTAGCACCTACTCTTGTTCCTTTTTGGAAAGTTACAGCATATCTACCTTCATCAAGTTCAACTTCTTCTTTGACAAGTTTTCCGTCCTGAGAGATAATGCCCCTTTGACCTTTCTTTTCCATAGCTGCAAGATGTTTCTTAGCATCATCCAGGCTATCGAAGTCCGTCACAGTTATTTTACCCTTCTTAGAAGAGGCAGTTTTTACTTGGAATTTACCTTCATCAAGTTCAACTTCTTCAAAAACAACTGGCATATTTACAGTTGCACCCGTTTTTGGGTCTAACACCGTCATGGTATCTTTACCCTTATAATCTTTGGAAACTTTCGCAAACTCTTTCTTAGAAATATGAACCTTACCATTTTTGATTTCATAGTTTGCTTCATCAAGTTCAACTTCTTCTTTAATTTTATGAGCGGGAACTTCTATTGACCCATATTCACCAACATAAACAACATAATAAGGTGATGCAGCTCCACGTTGAGGAACATATCTAACAACCGTGCCCTGTGTCCTCTTTCCTTTATGTGAAACCTCTACTTTCGCTCCCTTCTTGAGTGCTTCATCAAGTTCAACTTCTTCTTTCTGTAATTTTGCCAATTGTTCACCAGCTTCTTCTGGAGATTTACCTGTGTTATACAAATATGTTGCAGAATCCCAATCCATTTTGCCCGTATTGCCACCAGCCTTTTTAACTGCATCTTGAGCCTTTTTCATCCAAGTTTCTTTTTTACCTTCATCAAGGTCAAGTTCTTCTACAACAAGACCTTCAAAGTCCCTTTTATTTTTCTTAAACCAATCCACCAATTTCTTTACGGCATCTGTAGGACTTTTCCCTGTTACTTTTCTAAACTTAACAGGCAGTCTTCCCATAATATGTTCAACTGAAAATTTAGACATAGGAACTGCTTTATTTTTATTATCGGTTAAATGCATCATAAATTTAGAATGTGCAGGAGCATTAAGTAAATCAACCCCCTTGGCATCTTTAGCAGGAATAACTCCAAACTCAAAAGCAATGCCGCCGCCCAGGGGAGAAACATTTGCTCTGGCAGTAAATTTTTCTTTTGGAAACTCTTTAGCCATATCATCATTGAATTGATCTATAGCTTTCGATTGTTCCTTCGCAATTTCATCTGGCGAAAGTTCTTCTGCAAATACCTCTATTAGAGCTTCTGCCATTGTTTTTCTGTAATTTGTCATATCTTTAATCCCTGTTTTATTTATCGTTTTTAGAATTATAAGCAGCAATTGCCATGGCAATTCTTTTATCTTTAGACTTGCCTTTAAATTGCGGGGCATCAGATGATATAAAATCGTCTATATACTCTTGTTGAGAGGCATTTTTACTTAATACTTCTTCAAGGGGGTCATAATCGGCCCTTAATTGTTTAGGTAATTTACCATTATCAACTAATTTGTTGATATATTTTACTAAATCCCTACCATTAATTCCACTATATTCTCTTGCAATATCTGCTGCCCAAGCGCCTGGATGTTTCTGGTGATCTTTATCTTTCATACCATTAACATATTTTTTTAACATTATCTCCCAGCCTTTGGGGTGTGTAATTTGACTTACCTTTGCAGCTGCACGATCCAACCAAGGTAAGAAGGAACTTAATTCATCAAGTTCAACTTCTTCAAATTTCCAACTACCAGTTCTCTTTTCAATATAGGGTTTCAATAATTTTGCCAAACCTTCTAAACTATTGGATGCGGCTATAAAACTCATTTTATTTTGTTCATCATATGCTTTATATTTGTTTCCCTCTTTTTTAACTATGTAAGTAGGAAATCTTCGTTTTTTTCCAACCATTCCACCTGTTTTAATCCAGTTCAACTCATCATTAGGAACCTTTTCTTCTCTCAGTCGTGGTTCTCTACGATTCTTTGATGGGTCTTCATTACGGAGATTACCAGAATCATTGTTTAGTGGGTTATTGTCCTTATGGCCAACATCCATACCTATCTTAGTCTTGTCTCCCATAATCCTACGAGCTTTGTTTCTTGAAGAACGTCTTGCAATCTGTTCTGGGCGACCTTGGTAGTTATCATACTCTTTGCGATAGTTTCTCTCATCAAGTTCAACTTCAACTTCTTCTTTTTTTGATTGTCTCATTTGTAATTCTTTAGCAAGTTTCTTGAGTTCTGGTAGTTTCTTTTTACGAAGTGATTTCATCTGTTTATGAACTTCAGGCATAGACATACCCTGTTTGGACATATCTATAGCCAACTTGGTTATAATGATATTTTTACTGCCCGTTTCAGGACGCATACTACCCATTGCTTCATCAAGAGACTCTACAATCTCATATCCCTTCTTCAAATATTTGTCAAGTTCATCTGTAGGAACATTCATAGTAGTCATTAAACCCTTTTTCTTCATTTTGACAAATTTTACATTTTTATCTTTGAAAATAGGTTTCTTACCAACTGCGGCACGGGTCTTGTCAAAATCTCTTAATCTCTGTAATGGGGATTTTGCTTCTTTAACCTGTTTTTCGTGTGATTTAGATAAATGTACAGTTAAAAGACTGCCCGTTGAATTGGGGATGCCGGAATTTGATGGCACTCTTCCTTTCTTTTCAACGGTTACTGCTACATCTCCATCAACCCCTGCTCTAAATATTTTCTTAATCAAATCCTCTTTGTTTTTTGAGTATTCTTTTAACCTAAAAAAACTATGTACTGTAGATAGGTTCATATGCATTAAAGCCTTTCCCTCTCTATCTTTTACACCTACCAAGGGATTGTCCCTAGTTGGCGGGGTGTCTTCCCACCTTTCTCCCTCTTTAAGTTCATGTAACCAAGCCTTATGCACTTTACCATTTTCTGTCATATAAGATATATAATTAGTACCCTTTCTAACCACTTCGCCCACTATTCCATCTACTGTTACAAAACTACCTACATTCCAAAGTTTCCCTGTAAGATAGCTATCACGCATTTCTTCATAGGTGTCCATTTTACCCATATCACGTTCTTCACGAATACCCATACCCTTACGAACATCAAAATACATTTTCTTCTTATCTGCATCACTCATGGTATCAGGGATACCTGTTTTAAAAGAATCAAAGTTACCCTTCTCTGCTTCATCTCTCATTTTAGTTGCAGACATACCCGTTATACCTTCTGCATCAGGGTCACGTTCTCCAGCAGATATAACCTCTATGTTATCAAATCCATAATACCCATGTCTGCCTTCTACACCATTATATGTGTTGAGTAGTTCATCAAATTCAGTAACACGATCAGAACCAACAACCATTACAATAGCACGATGTCCCTTATTATGTAATTCTGTAGCTATCTCAAATATATTTCTTGCTTTAGAGGCAACGATATTCCTCTTATATTTGGGTAACATCTTTCTCATATATGCTAGTTTTTTGGGATGGGAAAGGGGGTTTCTTTTCGGATCATTTGAATGTGAAGCATACACATACATTTTGGAACCAGAGTTTTTTTTCTGTTGAGCTGCAACAGCATTTACAACTTTTTCATGGCCTGATGTGGGTGGATTAAAACGGCCGAATGTGAATACAGCTGTATCACCAGACTTTTCAGTGATTTCTCTAAAATTTTTCATTTGTCCCAAGCCTTGACCGCCGAAAAGTTATTAAACGAGAACTCCATACGGTCTACTAGTTTAACCGCTCCACCACTTACTCTATCAATTGCAACAAATCCTTCGGGATTCGTTACCTTAAATCCATTTTTAGTTTTAATAAATGTGTCTGTTAACTGTTTAACACTATTTAGTTTTTTAACGATTAGCATCTTCGCATCAACCAAGTAATTTTGAAAGGTGATGACTTCTTTTAGATTTCCTGTGTGTTTTCGTACCTCTCGTATGTATTCCTTCTGAATGTTCTTATATTTCTGTTTTCCCTTTTCAGATTTTGCTTTATCTATCTGCTTTTGAACTGCGTCTGAAACCCATTTCTCATATCCCTTTGCATGTGCGCCAGGATTGCCAATTGTTTCCCCTTCACGAACTTTGCTGTTATTATATGTCTTCAGTGATGCACCACTTAGAGTACTTGGTATACTATGCTGGAACGCAATAAAAGATCGAAGTTTGTTTGCATTAATTTTTTGAAAAGTCTTTCCTACATCACTAAGAATACTTGTTACTTTTTCTGTTTCAGTTTTAGTAAATGTTGCTTTACCAGAAGTGTCCTTGTAAGTAGCATCATCCATCCATACCTTAGATGTTTTTGACAGGCCGGAAATATTAACACCAAATGATGCTTTCATATCTTGCAATGCGCTTCCTGAATATGTGGTATGCCAGACTACTCCAATATTTGCACTTTTAATTAATTTACCAAGTTTGCTATCCACAGCTGCGGCATATACAATAGTGTTGGGTTGAAAAGTATAATATGATTCTCCATCAATTTTTTCTGTGGATACATCATCTGTAAACATGAGATCGCCCTGTAGTACCCCATCAATGCCCAATTTAGAGAATTCTTTAAGTGCAATTTTAAACTTTGAATTAAGATCACCAGACAAATCATCATCAATTTCTTCATCTGTCTTATACAATTTTGGTGTGACATTAAACACACTCTTCTTTGCAACAAAGAATTTATCATCAGAAGGATCAGTTCCAGCAAATATTGCCGGCGCACCATCCCACTTAACCGTCATGTTAATAGATGAACGGCTTGCACCAGCAAGCATATCTCGTAGTGATCTTAGGAAATTTAAAGCAGCCCGTCCGCCATCTACACCATAGTTGATGATTTCATCTTCCAGATGTTCATTATTCGAGATGTAAATTCTTGCCGCCTTTTCCTTCGACAAGAGTTACATCTCTAGGGCCCTCCATATATTCGTTAAATCTATACATATGTTATTTTTACTCCATATTTTTTAGAAAATCTACCATCTTTTGCAATACTTTTCAATGTCGAATATGGTATTGTTTTATTTTCGTTGTTGCAAGAATAATAGTAAAAATCCTTTAAACAATCATAATATGTTTTGGTTGATTTTATTTCTACCAAAACTTTTTTTGCATTAGGATTGTTTGATCCAAAATATCTGAAACTTATCATTTCTCCAACTCTTTCAAGTATAGTATAATTTTCTTAACCAACTTTTTAAGCACAGGATGGTTCTTATCCATCCCAAAAGCAACTAAATATGCAAACATATCAGGCGATTTATCAGGGGGTATTTTAACAAAATTTTTCAGTGCTGTCAAGGCATTTTTTCTTGAACCATAATTTTTCAACAAATCTAATGCAATGTTGTGACTATATGCTTCTATCTCATCACTATTACCTAGATATTTTTGGGCTTCAGCAACTTTAGGATCACTTACTCCTGAAACCCGAAATGGCCTTGGTTCTTCATATCCCCTATTTGATGCTTGAGACTTATGTAACAGCTCATGTGCAATAACTTTTGCCATTGTGTCAGATAGTGAATCAAACCCCTCATTGTCTAAAGTGACCCCTCCTTTATCTTTTGGATTAAAAAGTAGTGTAATTTCTATTGCCGTGTCACCCCCTAAATCTGCCTCCCGATCATAATATGCATTAGCAGACATTTCACCAACAGATAATTTTGATGCAAATTCAAAAGTAACCTCTGCACCAAATTTCTTCAAAGATTTCTGTACCGTCTTGGCCATATTACTAGGAGTAACATTTTTTCCAACGATATTAGAACGAGCAGAGTTCATCTGTTTTATAACAACTGCGGCTGGAATGGGTTTAGTAATACCCTCTGTGAGTTCTCTGAAACCTATCATTATTTCAATCCATTATATGTAACTTTTAAATTATGCTGTTTCAGTTTGCCCCCTGTACTAGACCTAACAGCCATTGATAATGTAACAACTTCA